TAGCTTCTTCTCACGGTCGCTTTTCTTATCAAGATCAGGATTCTCACTGTGCTTAATAGGTTTACGTCCGAAGATCTTATCAACCATCTTCTGAAACTTAGGGTCAGTTCGTAACATCGTTGGCATCGTTACACCTTTCAGGTGATTACACCTTTTTAGGATGAAGATGCTTATGTAGATCTTTTTCGTCTATTCCAATTTGTCGGTCAACGCCCTTCATTGTATCATCAAGGTTTTCTGGCATTCCGCTATATGGACGAGCAACTGCCTTAAAAATAACTTCTGTTGGCATATTGGCAAAATGACTTGTTTGAGTCATGCCAAAAATGGATGAATCTTCCCGTTCTTGTTTACGGCGTTCTTCCATACCTTCGTAGTTACCTTCATGTTTTGCTGAAAAATGTCTTGCCATGTTTGGCTCCTGGTTACTGAGGCTCGAAGCCTCAAGGTTTATACCCCATGATGGGGCCTCTAACCACTGGGTCACATTGACCCACATAGATAGATTATTTTTTCTTAGACACGTGTGTCTTCGACTTAGCCTTAGGCTTACGCGCCTTAGCCATGTCTTTAATGTCTTTCTTCTCGCGCTTCTCGTGCTTGCACTCTTCGGCCTCTTCAGACTTATGATGGCGCTTCTCTTCTTTTTCGTATTTCTTAATGATTTCTTTCTTCTTCATTTATCTTCCTAATTAATGGGTACAATACCAAACTTCACCTTTTTCTATTTTATCTTTCGCTATCTCATCGGCCCATGCAAAATCAGCTGGGTCCTCAGGATCAAGCTCAACGATAGCATCTAAATTATGCCGAGCCCAATCTACCTGAGATCGCATACTATTAGCGCGATCTTCTTTCTGACATCCTACAAAGAACCAAAATATTACACTAGAAGCTAATATCATGGGTAACTTCATATAATCCCTTACTTGCCCATCGCTCGTGGTTGCGGTTGGGCTTTTTGTTCCTGAGACGACTGTTCTTTCGACTGCTGTTCTTGTTGTTTCACAATACTTAACATAGACAATAACTGTTGTATATGGCTAAAGTCTATTCCTTCGATCTCTTTAATTGCTTTTATCATATCTAAGGTTGCAGCATCTTCATCTTTAGCGGCTGCGGCCATACGTTCAACTGCAAGAGCTTTGTTTTCTTGAATACGGCTTAAACGCTCAAGACCAAGACCCTGATCAGCCATAGATCGAGAACGTGCCAATTCAGCCTGAGCTTGAAGTTGTTCAACCTGAGCCTGTTGTTGTGCCTGCATTGCTTGTTCTTGTTGCTGACGAGCTTGACCAATTTTATCCATAAGTTCTTTTTTGTTCTGTACCGTGCAGGCTTCAAGCAATATATCATCAGGTATTGGAACGCCAGCTTCTTTAAGTTGTAATAGTTGCAACATCTGCATCTGGCGCTGATTGGTCGTATTAAGGCCTTCTTCAACACTAGCGTCATATTTGCCAAAAGCTTTATTGTAGAACTGGTCTGACGGCTGTTTACCTTCAAGGATCTGGGAGATCTTTCCAGGGGTAAAATTGTTCTGTATTACATCAAGGATAATCTTACCTAAAAGCTTTTGGGAACGGTCAAGTTTATCAAATAAGCCCTGAAGTGTGGTAAGACCTGCGCCTTGACGGAGCATAGCCAAAACGCCGGCCTTCTCATCAACAGCAGAACCTAACAATTCTTCGGAAACCCCAGAGATTTGTTGAAGCTCATTCGCTAAACTTTCTGAAAGTTGCATCATCGATGGAGGAACTTGTGGTGGCTGTATCTGTTCAACATCTGACATCTGAGCCTCAGATTTCAATGCCAAACCACGTCCTTGTCCTGATAAAAATATATCTTTGGGGTTTACTAATGCATCTTCTTTATATTTGAATCCAGAGTTTATCTGAGATTCGAAAATATCCAGTTCAATAATCTTTCTACGATTATAAAGATACTGAGCATCGCGAAGGCCTCTAACGACACCCTGAATACGCCAAGGGTAATATGGGATTTCTGGCGTATAATAAGCCATGACAGGTACGAAAGGATAATTATCAATTCCCAAAGGGTTTTGTCCATCGTAAAGAACTTTCCCAGAAACAACGATCGCCAGGTTAACGGTTGGTATGTCTTGCATGATGACGGTCATTTGTGGGTATGTCTGCAAAAACAGCTTTAGGCGATCTTCGTCTGGATGCTTCCACTCCATCACTTGGCCCGTCTTAGTATCAACCAACATCTTCTGAGGCCTATAAGTCCTATAATAGTATTCATCATACGTAACGAGATTTTTCATGCCGTAGTTGTAAGTCTCAGGCATAAACTGGAACTTCCCATCACGTTGAGAATCGCCCGTCATTGATAGAATCTCTTCATCATGACCAGGCATTAAGGAGCAAGCCTCTCTCTTAGTAAGGAATGACCTCTTCCAAATGGCATTGCAGTCAGAGAGGTCATGCTTACGGAAAAAAGGATCTATCAGAAAAGAGTTATAAGAACAATTGTCTACTTTAATATTACCCGATACTGGATCAGAACGGTAATCAACCCAAACCTGCAGTAAGTTCATACCAGTGATCAAAGAACCTTCAAATGAATCAGAGATTGTCTCCAGTATTCCTTCTTGTTGGTTTAGGTAGTTGAATATCTTAGTAAACTGATCAGCAGTCTCATCATCTGCATTAGATACTCCAATGCACACATGACTCTTTCTATTACGCCTTTGGTGCCCACTGATCATACTAACAACTCGACGAATTCTGTTAAAGTTGAACTGGCGGCGTCTATTGGCGGGTAGATTAGCGTAAAGATCATTCCATAAAGTCTGGTCACCTGCAAAGAATCTTGTATCGGTATCTGCTTCAGCCCAAAAACTTTGGTTTATAGATATACTCTCCGCATAGAAAGCAGACATCTTAGCTATCATGCTTTTGTCTTTTTCATCATAGTAGGATGGTCCGAAATCTGGAAACAGCATATCCTTAATCCTTTTTATTTATCAAAGCTATTCAGGCGAATCGCGTTTAGAAGAATCTACCTTAACTTCATCATTATAAAGAGAAATAAAAAAATTGAACAAGTATTCAGCGTCGGGATGTTCTCTACGCATGAAAAGAAGGGCATATTTTTGAGCAGGTTCAATGATATCCATTAAAAGGAGGAAACGTTCCTGGAATGAGGTTGGCGTTTGTTTAAGGTCAGTTATGTTGTGAGCACGGTTCATGTTAAAACCATGCTTATCATACTTAATAATGCCATCAAGGGCCAAGAGAATCATGGCATCAAGCATCTCGTAGAGCTCTGCCTTTACAAAATCATTCTTTTGTTTCTTCCTTGGATATTGCTTCTTTACTGGGATCATTATTGCTCCAACTTTTGGATTTTTGTAAGTTGTCCAAGAATTTAGCCGCTGTTGATTTGTTAACATTACCCATAATCTTTGACATAAAGCCTATTGCATCTCCAGAAGCATGGCAACCAAAGCAATAGAATTTTCCCTTATCTTGGCTAACTGTAAATGACTTCCCGCATTTCTCATTGAATGGGCATTTACCTTCAAGATAAGATCCATTTTCACCTTCAAGGATCATGTATTTTCTAAGAGTTTCTACAATATCAACCGATTCTAAAACACGGTTATAAAGATCTGTGTGTTTAATCTCTTTTGATTTATCTTCCATTATTATCTTTCTTGTCTCCGTTTAATGGTGGGAATGCCACCACTTTATTTAAATAGCCCCAAGGGGATTCGAACCCTCTATTTATCCCTTGAAAAGAGATTATCCTACCGTTTAGATGATGGGGCCATGTCCTAATCTATTTGAAATCTTTCTTTATATTCTTTCCATTTGGCTTCAAATTTTTCTTTTTTATTTGTCTCTTTAGCCCATTCTCTAATCTCTTCGCATCTTTCTATAATATCCCAAAGCTTTTTGGCTTCTTTTAAGTTGCTTCTAGGATGTTTTAATAACAAACAAAATGCTTGTGAGCCGAAGTATCGCTCAATTTTTTCAGTTAATCTATCGAATTCTTCTTTATTTTTAAATGCTTGATAGGTAAGTTCTGGGTCTGGCATGCTTATCCTTTAAATTAACTAGGACAAGGTATTGGGTCCGACCTTGTCCTAGTTAATGTCCTAGTTGATTAAGCTATAGAAGATACTTCTTAATAAGATATTCAATGTATTTTCCCAAATACATCC